ATGATCATTGTAATCCTACAGGATTCTATTCTATCACTAAGTATTGTGCAGAAAATCTTATCAAGTCTTTTGCACAGACCACAGGTATGAAGTATAGAATACTTAGACTATGTAATGTCATGGGTGTTGGTGATACGAAGGCAAGCAAGAAGAAGAATGCTATACAATGGATGATAGGTGAGTTGAAAGAGAATAGAGATGTCAATATATATGACAATGGATCGCATCAACGAGATGTGATGCATGTAGATGATGTGTGTCGTGCCATTCATCTTGCTATAACTCATGGTGAATTGAATGAGATTTATAACATAGGGTCTGGTAAACCTACAGCAGTCAGCGAACTGATTGATAATGCTGTAAAATATACTATGACTACGGGTAAGGTTCATAATATAGAACCACCCGTTTTCCATAACAATGTTCAGACTAGAAATTTCTGGTTAGACACCACAAAAATACAAGACCTTGGTTTCCGCCAAGCAGTATCTAATGAATCTATCGTATACGAATTATGTCTATAAAAAATAAAGTATCAGATTTTATATCAGAATTACAAGGTGATGGAGAGAATCTATTTCCATATCTTGCTAATAAAGATTGGAAACCCGGTAACAACATTTATTATTCTGGTCCATACTGGGATGAGCAAGAACCTATCGCTGCAATCACTACCTTATTGAATGGTAAGTGGTTGCCTGCAGGAGAACAGGTCAATAAATTTGAAGCACAGTTTGGTAAAAGGTTTAAATTTAGACACAATCTCATGGTCAATAGTGGATCATCTGCTAACCTTGTCATGATTGCTGCACTCAAAAAATATTTTGGATGGGCAGATGGAGATGAGATATTAGTATGTGCCTGTGGTTTTCCTACTACTATCAATCCCATCATACAGAACAATCTGAAACCTGTATTTGTAGATATTGATTACACGGATTTGAATTGGGATCTTCAGATGCTAGAGTCTAAGATCACCAGTAGAACTAGAGCGTGTTTTTCTTCTCCTGTTCTGGGAAATCCCTACGACTTCGATAAGTTTCTCGAAATTTTGGATGTTTATGGACTCGAATACATCGCGGACAACTGTGACTCCCTCGGTAGCAAGTGGAGAGGTCAGTTTCTTACCAAACACTCCGTCGCTGCTTCTTGTTCTTTCTATCCAGCTCATCATATCTCTACTATCGAAGGGGGTATGGTCTCCTCTAATATCCAAGAGATAATCCAGATCGCCAGATCGTATGCTTGGTGGGGAAGAGGATGCTATTGTGTAGGATCCCAAAACAAATTGCCCAACGGTGTCTGTGGGCAGAGATTTGACCGTTGGTTGGAAGGGTACGACCATGATGTCGATCATAAGTATGTCTTCGGAGTTCAAGGATATAATCTCAAACCCGCCGATCTGCAGGGGTCTATCGGTCTTGTACAATTGACTAAGCAGGACGAGATACATCGCATCCGTCGTCTCAACAAAACTCGACTTCATGAGATCTTCTCTAAGATCGATGGTGCGAGGGTTATTGAAGAAAAAGAACATGCAGAGACTTCTTGGTTTGGTGTACCTATAGTATACGAAGGTAATAAAGTACAACTTGTCAAATATTTAGAGGATAATAATATACAAACAAGAAATTATTTTGCAGGGAATATTCTTATGCATCCTGCCTATCGTGGTCTAGGATCACATGCTAATTATCCTAACTCAAGTAAGGTGTTAGATAATGTATTTTTCTTAGGATGTTCTCCTGTGGTTACTGATCCTATGATAGACTACATAGAGGAAGTAGTTACTAAGTTCAAAAATGAACTTTAGATTCCCACTTTTGGGAAAAAATTTTCCGGTAAAAATTTACCATTAAGGATTTATGAAAACAGCATTAGTACTAGGTGCCGGTGGTTTCATTGGAAGTCACATGGTCAAGAGACTCAAGAAAGAAGGTTACTGGGTAAGAGGTGTAGACCTCAAGTCTCCAGAGTTTTCTGATACAGAAGCAGACGAGTTTGTTCAAGGAGACTTACGAGACAAAAGTTTTGTTGAGAGAGTCATACAATATAAAGGAGAGCAAGGAAATTTTTATGAGTCTGTTCCTTACAGATACATTGAACCATTCCATGAGATATATCAGTTTGCTGCTGATATGGGTGGTGCAGGTTTTATCTTTACAGGTGAAAATGATGCTGATATTATGCAGAACTCTGCAAGTATAAATCTAAACCTATTAGATGCACAACAAAAGTTGAATGAAACCTTTGATGGGTCAGAAGGATGGAGTGAGTGTAACAGACCATGCCTAGATTGGATTACTAAAATCTTCTACTCTAGTTCAGCATGTATGTACCCAGAGTACAATCAATTAGATCCTGACAATCCAGATTGTCGTGAAGAATCAGCATACCCTGCAGCACCGGACTCAGAATATGGATGGGAAAAATTATTTTCAGAAAGATTATATCTTACGTACAGTCGTAACTATGGTATGCCTGTTTGCGTTGCTCGTTACCACAATATTTTTGGTCCAGAGGGAACATGGCAAGGCGGTAGAGAAAAAGCACCGGCAGCAATATGCAGAAAGGTTGCTTATCTCCCAACAAACGGAGGAGATATTGAGGTTTGGGGAGATGGAGAACAAACTAGATCCTTTCTCTTCATCGATGAGTGTGTTGAAGCAACTTGGAGACTGATGCAGTCTGATTTCAAAGGACCAGTCAATATAGGTTCTGAAGAGATGGTAACAATCAATCAGTTGGTTGACACTGCTGCAAAGGTATCAGGAAAGACCGTTGGTAAAAATCATATAGATGGACCACTTGGTGTCAGAGGACGTAACTCAAATAATGATCTGATTAGAGAAAAACTTGATTGGGATTACTCACAAACACTTGAAGAAGGTATCAGAAAGACCTATAATTGGATCAGTCAGCAGATATGTAAGGAAACTATAGACTCTGCTGCTATTGAAACTAAAGAATATGATTTATTAGCATCAGGTTAGTATGAGATCACTCGTTACTGGAGGTGCAGGATTTATAGGATCCCACCTTGTTGACACACTACTAGAGATGGGACATCAAGTTACTGTTGTGGATAATGAATCCTCAACATGTAATGAAAAGTTCTATTGGAATGATAAAGCATGGAATGTCAAGGCAGATATTTCAGATGAGAAAATGATGGAGCAAGTATTCTCTTGTGTCAACGAGGGGATGCCAAAGATCGATTGGGTGTTTCATCTTGCTGCTTATTCTAGAATACAAATTGCATTACAGAATCCAGTTGGATGTGTCAAGACAAATGTATTAGGGACAACAACTCTATTACAGTTTGCTCGTGAGCATGGTGTCAAGGCATTCATAAACTCATCCACATCATCATCTTATGGTCTGAAAAATGAACCACCTCTTAGAGAGGATATGCCACCTGATTGTTTGAATCCATACTCAGTATCAAAGGTGGCAGCAGAAAATATGTGTAAGATGTATTCAGATCTATTTGATATGAATATAGTAAATCTAAGATACTTCAATGTATATGGTGACAGACAACCTGTCAAAGGACAATATGCACCTGTCGTAGGATTATTTTTAGAACAATTTAAAAGGGGTGAAGCATTCACAATCGTGGGTGATGGTGAACAACGAAGAGATTTTACTCATGTAAATGATGTGGTCGGAGCAAATATTGCAGCAGCAGAGAGAGCAAGTGATATAAGTGGTGAAATTATAAATGTTGGTACAGGAACTAATCATTCTGTAAATCAAATAGCGAATATGATTTCCAATTCCTATACCAAGAACTTTATACCACCTAGACCTGCAGAGGCAAGAGTAACTCTTGCTGATATTTCAAAAGCAAAAAAACTTTTGGGATACATGCCATCTATTGAAATTAGTGATTGGATCGATGAATACAAAATACAATGAAAAACTAGATGAACTTATTCATCCTTTGAATGTAGGGGGTAATTACTCTCAAGCATATCAAGATCTATTTGTCTTGACTATGTTGGGTGGTAAGAAGAATGGTAGGTATCTTGAGATAGGTGCTAATCATCCCACTGAATTGAACAACACATGGTTACTTGAATCTCAATTCAATTGGCAAGGTATCTCAGTAGAGATAGATGAAAATTTCCAAGGCGAGTTTGTAATACAAAGAGGGAACGAATGTCATCTTGCAGATGCTACTGATTTTGATTGGGCATCAGCAATAAAGGACAAGGGGTGGAAGAAAAAGAGATTTGATTATGTGTCAATAGATTGTGAACCACCAAACATTACGCTCAAAGCGTTAGAGAATCTACCACTAGATGAATATAGATTTTCTGTGATTACATTTGAATCGGATTTATATGCACATGGACCTGAGTGTAGAGATATACAAAGAAGAATATTGAATGATCTAGGTTATCAGATTGTAGCGAGAGATGTTGCTAATGGTGGTAATCCATATGAAGATTGGTGGATAGATCCACAAGTCATAGATGAGACTACATGGGGACCATTCATATCACATGGTGCTGAAGCAAGATCATTGTTTATAAAATGATTGCAATTTCTCACTGGTACGGTAGACTAGGAAACAACATACAACAGTGTGCAGTCGGTACAAT